AGTATTAATAGAAAATGAAATAAAATGACAAACGTAAGCGCAACATCAAAAAAATCCTATAAACAACTGGTAACGTCAGGGACTATAGGTAACAAACAAAAAACAGTGTATAAAACTATAAAAGCATTGGGTAAAGCTACTAATAGAATGATAGCTAACGATTTAGGTTGGGATATTAATCGTATTACTGGGCGTGTGACTGAGTTAGTAAATTTAGGACTTGTTATAACTACTGGCACACATAAAGATAAAGAAACTAATAGAACTGTTACTTTATGGGAGTGCAAGTAAAAGCTAATTTATTAAAAACTAAAGATGAAGAACAAAGAAAAGCACTTAATGCCTGGGTTAAAGAGACTAATTGCATTGGTAGCCTTATTGCTGGTACTGGTTTTGGGAAGTCTAGATGTGGAGTACTCGCTATTAATAAGATGCTTACTGGTGATAACAGTTGTGGCTTGGTTTTAGTACCTACTCAACAACTACAGATTCAATTTAAAGAGGAGTTTATAAAATGGGATTGTGAAGATATATTAGATAAAATAGATATAATGTGTTATCAGTCAGCATATAAGCTAAAAGATAACCATTATAACATAGTAATATGTGATGAGATACATCTTGGCTTGTCCCCTGAATATCGCAAATTCTTTGAAAACAACAGTTGGGATAAATTGTTATGTATGACTGCTACCCCACCTGAAGAAATAGAGTATAAAGATTATTTGTATAAGATAGCTCCTTTAGCTTATAGAATATCTTTAGATGAGTGTGTAGCTTTAGGTTTAGTGTCTCCTTATGAAGTAGTATGTCATCCGCTTAAATTAAATACAGAAGAACAAGCACTGTACAAAAAAGCAAACAATACATTTGTTTATGCTAAATACAACCTTGGACAGTTCGATGCATTTAATCAAGCTCAGTATATACTAGCGAATAAGAATTCTACGCCTCAAGAAAAGCAATTTGCTACTATGTTTTATAGAGCTATACGTGCTCGTAAGGCAGTAGTAGATCACGCTCTTGAAAAAGTAGAAGAGTTACAAAAGATTGTAATAAATAACGTAGGAGAGAAGATTTTAGTGTTTGGGGGCTCCAACGCATTTACAGATACATTAGCAGAGGCAACGTGTTGTTTATCAACTGTATATCATTCTGGTAAAACAAAAAAGCAGAAGAAAGAAGCATTAGAAGATTTTAGATCAGGTGATAAACCTGTGCTATGTTCAACTAAAGCTTTAAACCAGGGTTTTGATGTAGAAGATGCTACTATGGCTGTAATATGTGGACTAACTTCAAAAGGATTGACTATGATCCAACGTGTAGGTAGAATTATTAGGTACCAGGAAGGTAAAATTGGTAAAATAATTATATTATATGTTAAAGATAGTCAGGAAGAAAAATGGTTACGTAATAGTGTTAAATCACTAGATAACGTGACTTGGAAATAATTATTAACAAAACTTGTATATTATGTATGAAATTATTATATTTGCAATAGTATTTTATTTAGTTATAACAAATTCTTTTATAAAGATACAAGTAGTAGAACAAGGTATATTTCTTATTATTAAGAAAACAGAATATATCTACGATCCTACTACTGGTAATTATAAAGAAGAACTTATAGTTAAAGTAAAACGATTAATTGACTTTACTAATAAATTACCCTTTTAATGAATATAGAAATAGACTTCGAGGTACTATGCCAAACAGAAATGAGTGCTGACGACTATGTTTATCTTTATATTATATATAGAAAAGGGTATAACTATTTAAACGATCTTAATCTTAAACCAAATTTAGATGAGCTAGAAAGAAAAGGATACATTAAGTTAGGCCAAACATCTGATCAACATGTGATTAAACAAAACTTTATAGATTTGTTTTCTTCTAGTTTTGATCAGATGTTTGCTGAGCTTATTAATGCGTATCCAATGAAAGTTGACTCACCTAAAAGAGGTATTAGAATTTTACATGCTAAGGATCCAGATGCTAAAGCAAATGAAAAAGCCAAAAATCGCTACAAACGTATAGTTGGCACTAAAGTTTATAAACATAAGCATATACTTAATTGTTTAGGTAAGCAACTAACTGTAGATCAGGACAGTCTCGCTTATTTACAAAACTTAGAAACCTGGATTAATAACCATACTTGGGAAAAGTATGAAAACTTAGATGAAAATGAAACACGAGAAAATACCAAAAGAATTACAAGATCCCTTTAAAGACAGCGGTTTTAAAAGTATAAAAAGCGCTGTACTAACATCTTTAAATCATATCAAAACAGGTATGATGGGAAATCGTAATGTCTATCCAACAAAATGGAAAAGATTAAATAGAAACTTACTTGGAGGTTTACAACCAGGTAAAATGTATGTAGTTGCTGGTAGGCCCGGTGTAGGTAAATCTGCATTTAGTAATCAACTTATATTTGATATGCTAGATGCAAGCCCTACTAAACAGGTGATAGTTCTTTATTGGACTTTTGAAATGCCTGGCTATCAGCAAATCTTGCGTGCGGGCTCTAAAGGAGCAAACAAGCAAGTACTTGAGCTTTTATCTGTAGAACAAAAACTATCAGATGAATCTTTCAAGAAATATAGAGATGAAGTTATTAAATATAATGATTATCCTATATACTTTAATAATATCCCTAGAACAATGGAATTTATTCAAAATGCTAATATACAAATATGTAATAAAAGACCTGACCACACTGTGGTTAATGTCTTTGATCATTCTAGATTAGTATTGGGTGATGCCACTACTGAATTGCAGAGACTTAATACAGTTAGTAAAGGTTGTATGTGGATGCAGTCTAAAATGGGAGTTATTAATATATTATTATCGCAGCTAAACCGTAACATAGAACAAGAACATAGAGCTAAAGCTCAATATCAACCATTATTAACAGATTTATTTGGTGGTGATAGTATTGGACAGGATGCGCATGTTGTTATGATGTTACAACGGCCACATGATCTTTATGGAATTACAGATTCTTATTGTAATGAAGATCCTAAAGGTTTATTAGCTGTACATATAGAAAAGAACAGAGACGGCTTATTAGGTATGATACCTTATGAAGCAGAGATGTCAACATTTACAATTAACGAGAGAGAATAACACATGGAAACATTAATTTTAATATTAGTAATTACAATAACTTTGCTGTTAGGTAGGTATGCAATAAAAGAGGGGCAAAGAATAGAAAGACAAAAAAAATTTAACGCAAATCTTATGGATTTTAAAACAAAAATAAAAAATGAAAAAAAGAGCAATTGAAATATGTAGAAATTTAACTGCAACAATAGATAGTATGGTAACCAAGAGTAATAAAGTGGAAAGTACAAGCACAGCTTATGAAAGTACTAGAGTAAAAAAAAGTACTTTAGTTAATCAAAGAAAAAAATTAATGGCTGAGTATAATTTAACTGCAGAAGATTTAAAATAATTTAAGAAATGAAAAAGAAAAAATTGAATAGTACAAACCCTAAATATAACCAGGGTACAAAAATTAAAGAAAAGGTTATAATAAAAAAAATACCATTAACAGGAAAAGCTCCTGGATACGGTGTATTTTATAAAGATGAAAACTAATATTATGGAATTACCAAAAGAGAAGGTAAAGGCTAGCCGTAAATCGCCAAAGAATATGATAATATACGGTCCACCTAAAATAGGTAAGACTACAGTATTATCGCAACTAGATAACTGTCTGATTATAGATTTAGAAGACGGTTCAGATATGATTGACGCTTTAAAAGTTAAAGCTAACAGTTTAAAAGAGCTGCACGCTATTGGTTCAGCGATTATAAAAGAGGGAAGACCTTATAAATATATAGCTATTGACACTATATCTAAGCTAGAAGAAATGTGTGAAGGACACGCTAAACAAATTTATATGAAAACTCCTATGGGTAAAAACTTTGAAACTAAAAACCCTGGTGCATCAGTACTATCATTGCCTAACGGTGGAGGTTATTTATATTTAAGAATGGCCTACAAAGAATGGATAGATAAACTGAATAAACTAGCGGATCATGTGATTTTAGTTGGACACTTAAAAGATAAGATGCTTGAGAAGAAAGGTAAAGAGGTTGCTGTAAAGGACCTTGACTTAACCGGTAAGATTAAGCAAATTACTTGTGCTAATGCTGATGCTGTTGGTTATATATACAGAGAGGGAGAAGAAACTATGATTTCATTTGACTCTCTAGATGATATAACTGCGGGTAGTAGATGCGAACACTTAAAAGGCCAGACCATGCCTTTAGAATGGTCAAAAATATTTATAGATTAATTAAACACAAAAAAAATGATTGAAATGAAAAAACAAGTCACACCAGGTGAAACGCCTGAACAAATTACTATCTCTATGATCGATCAAGATCTTAAAGACGGTGTAAGCAAGTCAGATATGGCTGTAAAGTATGGAATTAAACCATGGGAAGTAGATGAGATGTTTAAGCATCCTCTTCTTAAGGGTAGGAGACCTAGTAGAAAGAAAGCTTTATCTTTTAGTTTTGTAGATGATATGACTGAATCTACACAATTTCCATCTAGTATGGAAGATGTAACAGATGAAGTAGATCCTAATCAAATAACTCTAGAGCAAGCTATAGACGAAGCTATTGAAGGAGTTGGAGAAGTTAAGAATCAAATGCAAGAAACTCAAGATGCTATTATAGAGATGTTGAGTCCTACACAGTTTGAAACTCCAGAAGAAACAATAGCTATGGTAAATGGCCCAATTGATGAAGATGACGAAGTTGCAGAATCTGAAGATGAAGTAGAGCTTCCATCTTTTGAAGATACTTTAGATTTAGTAAAAGAGCAACAAGAAGAAGAACTAGACATGGACGATAATACGTTCGAATTATAAATTAAAA